TGGAAAGGACGGAATCAGACCGATTTCACCCGACGTTGACGCGTATTTCAAAATAAATCCACGCGACGACAACGCGTCAAGCACGCGTGAAAAGTCGATTGAGTCATAGGGCAAAATCTGGATTCCAAGTTTCCGCGGCTCCCACTTGAAACGCCCTTCGCGATCCGCGGCGCACCATAACCCAATGAAGGCGAGGCGAATGGGCAGTTTCGTTTCAATCTCCAACTCGAACAAAGCTTCGTGAAGAAAGAACTCAGGTTTGATGGTGCGGATTCTCATTGGCAAAAAGATCCCTCTCTATGTGCACCCCGTCCCCGAAAGGACGGCATAGAGAGGGGAAGATTGAAAGTCGTACTCATCGGGTGCAACGATGTTGAATGGATCGGGTGAACCTCAATGGCTGAGGTCAAGCATTTTCTGCCCCTCAATGGCTGAGGTCAAGGGAATTGTTGTCATTGGAAAAGAGAAAGCTGCCGCGTTTCTCGCTCGACTCTCTCCACCGCTGCCGCGTAATAGTCGGCGTCGATTTCGCAGGCGGTCAGGTGCGCGCCGAAGTAGTGCGCAGCGATGGCGTGCGAGCCGGAGCCGAGGTGCGTGTCGAGGATTCGATGGCCGGGTTTTGCGTAGTTTTCCAGCAACCAGGAATAGAGCTTTACCGGCTTTTGCGTTGGGTGGACTTTCCCCGCGTCTGCGTTGTGTTTGTGGATTGAATATGTGAAGATCCTTGCGGGCTTTTTCATTCGCGGACTCACCCAAGCAAGTTCACACCGAGCGAAGTTCGGCATCATTTGTTCCTTGTCCCAGATGCAGAAGTATTCACTTGGCGGCAGTTCGAAGTTGTTTGCTCCCCAGACGATTTGATTTTGCGACACGCGGAATAGTTCCTTCCAGTATTCCGCAGGCGGTTTCGTGTTGTTCACTGACTCCATCCCTTGGAATCTTGCCGCGTGGACATCCTTGCTAGATGGTGTTTTCGTCACATTCTTGAATCTTTCGATGCCGTAGGGAGGATCGACAATCGCCAAGTCGAAGTGACCATCTGGGAAGGTTGCCATCACGTCCATGCAGTCGCCAAGCCGCAGATCCAAAGAGCCATAGCAAGGACCGGAAGCGGGCCTCTCTGCGCGCTCCGAATCGCAGGATAAAAACAGGTTTTCAGCATTCATAGTTCAAGAAGTTTCTGCCCCTCGACCACTCGTCGCATGTGGGCTTCGTGTTCGATGACGGCTTGAGGCTTCGATACGGGCAGTTCATCCCACATTGAGCCGATGATCCGGCGAGCTTCGCGCAAGCCTTCGGTCATACCTGCCCAGTTGGCGATAATGCATTCGGGAAGATCCTCGTTCTTCAGCCATTTATCAACCTCTTCATAGCGGGCAATGATCCTCTGTCTTGCTTCGGCTAGAGCATTGCGTTGCTCATCCAGAATAGAGCCCACATCACCCAAGGCAACCTTGAGCATGTCGAACGTTGCGGACGTGCAAAGAGTCGAGGGCGTGACCCGCAGCACGCGCCAGCCCTGGAGAGCCGCGGCGTTGTATTTCTCCATATCGTTTAGAAATCCTTTCCCGCGAGTATGACGACCCCCGGTAAAGATTCCGCCCTCAACCTCAAGCGCCACCTTGTGCGCAATGAACGCGAAATCAAAACGCCACTTTCGCGCAGTGTCAAAACGATGTTCCGGCGTTGGTTCAGGAAGCCGATTCGCGGCTAGTAGTTTCAGGAAAAGGGGTGTGCTCATATCAAAACGGAATGTCTTCGTTGTCTTCACCCACCCATTGCCCTTCATGCTCTGGCGGTGGCGGTTGATAGCGCGAAGGCTGGCGTTGTTGTTGGCGCGGAGGTTGCTGTTGCTGCCGTTGAGGCTGTCCAACAGCGTTGACGTATTCGCGCCCATTGCCGATGATAGGCAACTTCAGCCCGCCCTCGCGTTCCTCTTTGGTTGTCGGCTCAACCACAAAATGAGTATCCTCATTCCGCAGCTTGTCAGATCCAACGGCCTCTAGGCGAAGATAGACTGCAAGCGTTCCGTCCTTCTTGTTGTAGAGCTTGGCGCGGCTTTCGTTCAGGTTGAGTACAAGGCATTGAGTGCCTGACTTTGACGTGACAATCTGCGCACCCTGGAGTTGGCATAAGTCTATTGATAGGGATAGCTTACTCATTGGTTGGCTGGTTAAGTTGCTTCTTGAGTCGTGTGATGTGCCCGCGAAGGACAGCATTTGAGCGTTCGAGTTTTGCTGACCTTTTGCGTGCTTGGTCATACCACCGATTCAGGCGGTCCACTTCGGCTTGCAATTGCACATGGTTCTTAGCCATTGCTTCGGTTGCGTCGGCAATGCGAAGAATTGCGCCTGCTTGAATTTCTTCGAGCGTCAGCTTTGAGGCGCACGTACCCCAGTCAATGCGGCTAACTTGGCGATAGGATTGTATGTCTGACATACTTATAGACCAGATAAGGGTTGAAGTGAGTTGGCCAACTTCCGTGCAGCTTCCGCGTCTTCGCGCAGCAACTTGGCAAGAAAGGGATTCTCGGGCAGAGCGGCTGCTCGTTCCTCATCGGCGCTGGCCTTGGTGATAAGCCAAATAATGGCGTTTTGAATTGGGTTCATTGAGAGAGTAGGGTGTGTTGGTTATTCGTCCACCAATGCCAAGGGCACGGCTTCCAGTTGTGGCGCATTCTGCCGGAGCTTCAGCGCCCCGACTTGCTCCAAGGTGTTGACAAGCGCTTTCGCTGTGTCTGATGACATCGCCTTTTGCGTCTTGTGTGGTGCTCCGCTTTTAGTGATCTTGGGGCCACTGGCTTCGCGGAGAACGCCTTCGAGAGCGCCAACGCCCACCTTCACGCAATCCATAAAGGCTGAAGTTGAAACGCCGTGCATTGAGGCGAGCTCAAACGCTGCTTGCGCGTCGGTGATCTCGCGCACTTCAAGCCCTGGAACGAGTCGGAAATACTGCTGAAACTCAACGTCCGATTCCGCCCGCAGTCTCGCCGCGCCTTCAATCGCCGCCTGATACCAGCCGACAAGCTTCAAGCCACGCACAAGACGCGCTAGACTTTCCGGCGCTAACTCCATCGCCCTTGCAAACAATGCGGCCCTAGACGTTTCAGGATCAACGGGAAGGTTGATTGCCATGTTGCTGACTGGTGCAAGCGCGGCTTCACGGAATGCGGGGCAGACAGCCTTTGCGCGGCACCATTTGCAATGCTCCCCGGCGTTCAGGTCTTCAGGCGTTGCAGCCTTGACACGTTCGAGCGTGCGTGAAAGCCAGTTCAGCGCGTCAACGATACCGAGATCGTCAAAGTCCGCCACGGTCGGTTTCCCGGCCCAGGGCTGCACGATAGCAACCCGCACTGAGTCAAGACGCCAGCGGCGAGCAGCAAGCGCAGCCAGTGCCCGCAATTGACGGTTCCCGGTGGCGTGTTCATAGTCGCCGCGTCCGGTCTTGTAGTCGATCACCAGCCCCCGTTTACCATCGAGCGCGATAACGTCAGCTTGCCCGGTGAATCGGAGCGTTGCCGTTGTCTCTTCAGTAACCTCGACGACTCCGCCGATATTAGTTAAGCCAAGGCGGACTTCTAAAAACGGATCAAGGACACCGTGTCCAGGGTCGGAGCCATACCACGCCTCGACAATCTGTTGCCTTTGATCCAGGCACATCTCAAACGTGTCCAGTTCGTCCGGCGAAAGCTCCGACGTGTCGCCAGTTTCGAGCGCCTTGTGAATGCGCGTTCCGCTTTTGGCGTCTTCGCTGCTTGAGTCTGGCAAGTCTTTCGATGCGTGGAATGATGCAGGGCAGGCTTCGAGCCGGTCCATTGCTGAGGCTGATGGGAGGCCGCGTCTTGGGTCGTTGGTCATACCTTCACCTCCATTTCGCAGGGTTGCCATTCGGGGCTTTGGAATGAGCGCCACTCGTATGCCATCAATTCACTCCAGGACATGGCTATTCTTCCACCTTTCTATCTTCAATTTTGATCTTGACCTTCCGCCCCTTGCCAAACCCAGGCGCAAGCTCTGGCGTAGGGTCAGCAACCTGATCTTCCCCGGCGACCTT